GGCTGTTCCATCGCTGCCAATTTCCAAGGCATTAAAAGCACCAGTTGACATGCTGCCGACAGCCAAAGCGTTAAATTCAGGCACAACACCATTTAGCCAAGTCAGAAACTCGTCTACGTTGGTAGAAAATTCAGCTTGCGTTTGCGTGGAGCGGTTCGGAACATCGCCAGAATATACCGTGATCGTCATTAGGTTAGTCCCTCAATTTCAAGTGACGCAACGCAAAGATCACGGGTCACGATTGGAAAGTTTATGTCTTTATAAAAGCCATAGGCCAAAAGACCAAATTGCTCGTTTGTTTCCCCGGCATGGAACACGGTCGGCTGCGCGCGCCTATCCGCAAGCGTCCTACGTGTATAGGCAACGCGACTTGCATCAAAGCTAAAATTCACGTCCATCGTGTCTGCGTAGGATCGCTCAATAATAACCCAATTGCCGAACGTGTCACGTTCCTTGCGGCTAAAATCCTGAATACCTACAGATGCCCCTGCATGTGTTTTGCCCAGAAGGAAGTTTTGACCTAAAGCAATCTCACCTACCTTGGCGTCATCACTTGAATTGATTGAGATATAAACCGTAGTTCCTGAAAACGCTGGAACGTCCTCAAAGACAACATCTGAAAGGCGATCAATTCCATTAAAAAAGTATGTCCAATAGTCTTCGATGCCCGAATAGTCTTGCAGGTCTTTTGTTGTTTCATATGCAAAAGAGGTTATATTATCTGATGCGTCAATGGCTTGATAATTGGTTGCCGTGTCGCCTAATTCTAATTGTGGATGCCATATTTCTACTATTCCAGCTATTTCTAGATGATTTTCAATTTGAAAAGCAGGAGTTCCGTCTCCATTTAGGTTTACGCCAGTTACTGAATAGCGTTGCCATGTATTGCTGATGTTAACTACAACACCAGCCGTAGGAGTAGATAATCCAGCTATATCGAATGTAACTGCTGAAATTACGTCAGACCTAAGCCAAGCCGACATTGTAACTTCACTGTAATTTCCACCAGCGGATGACGCTTTAATTATATAATCTGGGTTTGATGATCCCGGAAAATCAATAATGATCGCAGTAGAACCACCATCAGGGTCGGTTGCTGTTCCTCCAATAAATGAGCCGGGAACATCCGTCCAAGTCGATAAATCATCTGTAGCACTGATCAGATTAACCCTAGGCGTTAGTGGATCACTAACCTGCACCGTGACGCTTTCAGCGTCAAGGTTGAACAGTGCGATCCCATCGGCCCTGCTAGTCAAGTCTAGTTCATAAGTGATCCCGCCAGTCTTTACCGCCTGATCTTGGATCACACCATCGAACGCCCGCCACTTGTTTGTAGCGCCAACCCTAACCCACCAAAGCGGGGTTTCTAGCGCGGTATCTGCGACCGGGTCATGGTTAGTCCCAGCAGCGATTGCCTCATAAATCGAATGCGTAGAAACGACAATAACACGATCACCGATGATGTATGCAGTTCCGCTGTTCCATGCGGTGTAATCCGTTTCCGCAATGTTACTCGCCACCAAAACGGCGTCGTTAACATCAACCGGAACGATCATCTTCAAAGTCATGTGGTTAATTCATCCAATACGCGCGTTTCGATATTAACAAGCTTTCTGATCTGTTGCAAAATCTGCACTAGGATTGCGTCATTGTTTTCAGACCCTGCATTAGGTGCAGGTTCCGCCCCATTACTAGACGTGACCGCAGGAGAAGTTCCAGCGGCTACATTGCTTGCCGTGCTTTGTGGTGCGCTATAGATACCCGGCTTAGTGCTATCTGCCGTGATCATTCCGGCGCGCAACAGGCCCTTAGCCTTGTTAAACTCATAAAGGCTTGCAAAATTATTCGGGTCTAGCGTATCAATCAAGGATTGGGCCGCATTATCCAGCCCGCCCAAAGCGTCTTGCAACTGGACAAACAACGGCGCAAGTTTGATCAATCGTGCAGCGGCCTTATCGCGGCCTTTGCCTTCCAATTCATCGACTAAGGCGCGATACTCCTCAATCGTTGCGGGCAGTCCGCCAGATACGCCAGCGCGCTTAAGCCCGATACCGAGTTTGCGTTGCAGTTCATCTACTTTTTCTTGGCCTGAATAGAAATTGTCAAAATAGAAAGCACTTGATTGCAAGAAGTTTTGCAGATTTCCAAAAATCTTTATGATAGCATCGGTGGCCTTAGCGCCTTTGATTGATGTATCATAGAGAGAAAAACCCAACGTGCGCCAAGTGGCATTAACGGTCCTAAACTGTATGGCAACGCGGGCAAGGGTATCCATAAGACCCTCTCCACCCCTGCGCATGGATCGCAAGCCGGGAACCATCCCCGCAAAAGCATTACCCAAGCCCTGCAAGCGTTTCGTCAGTTCCTCTTGAATTTGATCTTTCGTCATATCCTTTGTTGAAAACCAGATTGACTTGCTGAATTTAGCAAACGTCTTTCCTGCAACGCCAATAATCGCGGCGTTCTTCATAACGCTTTTTTGAATGCGATACACGGCGCGTTCAATTGGATTGGCAATGGCATCCTCTGCTTTTGCCATTGTCGTGCTGACAGATTTAGACAGGCCCCAGAATTTCTTTTTCTCGACCGTCTGGAATGTTTCTACAAGGCTATTCATGCCTTTGACAGTCAGCTTGAAACCACCGTCTAACAGGGTCTTCTTGGTCTTAAAGAACGACGCCACAAGCCCGATGCCAGCAACGACTGTGCCTATGGCCCCGATGGCGGTGCCTATGCCAGCTAAACCGCCGCCTGAAATTCCGCCAATTGCCTCTGACAACGCCGTGCCAACGCCGCCAATACCATCAGACAGAAGCCCGCTGATGACGTTGCTAGCGCCACCTCCCAGCCCACCGATAAACCCACCTATGCCGCCTGTCCCCCCGGAACCGCCACCAGTTAGAAGGCTTAGAATACCGCCGCCCCCGCCTGCTGCGCCGGGCACAGCACCCTGCGCAGCCGCAAACCCCGGCGATATACCAGTGGTCAGGCCCATGCTCATCATGATGCGATTTTTAAGCGCATAGCTGATCATGTCGGCAATCATGGACTTGAACGAACCAAGAATTCCATCTTTCAGCCCTTGGAAGTCTTTCAACCCGCCTGCAACAAATTCCCCGAAAGCATCAGAAACACCTTCCACGGCGTTAACCATAGGGGCTTCCATTTCTTCGCGCAATTGTTCGGCGGCTTTTTGGCTATCCTTAAGGGCCTTTTCAGCTTTCTTTTGGGCTTCGCTGATTTTCTTACCTGCGCCACCGCCTGATTTTCCCATTTCTTTTAGCGCTTTTGCAGCATCTTCTGCTGCAACCCTATTTTTAACAAGGCCAGTCAGAAATTCTGTTTGTTGTAACTCACGATCTGTCATCCCTTGAGCGTTAGGGTCAGGATTATCCATTCCGGGAATAGCCATAGCCGCAGCTACTGCCGCTATACGCGCCTGCCCAGCGGCGTATGCAAGTTCCCATGCCTTATTTACGGCGAGGCCCATAAAAGCTGTTAAAGACGTTGTTTCCGCAGACATTCCTTGAATGCCACTTTTTCCGGCTATTGTGGCTTTAACAAAATCCCAGATTGATACTTTTGACTTTTCAATTTCACCGCTAAGACGTGCGGCCTCAACAATGATCCTTTTCGTTTCATCGTAAGCCGCTTGCAATGGCGCTGGCAATTCCCCAGCCGCGTTTCGTGCAGCGTCCAATTCAGCGGCAAGCGCAATTGCAGCATCGGCTTGATCCTGCAAAGTGTTTGCTTCTGTTAGTGCAACAAAGGCCTTTTGAAGGTCGATAGCCTCTTGACGTGCAAGGCCCATGTTGAAAATAGCCGCTTCAACACCCTTACCGCCTGATCCCATGGCGACTTCTAGGGATAGTGCAGTTGACGCCAGTTTCTTTATGCTAACTCCAAGATTGTCAATCGCAGCTTTCTTTTCAGCGTCTGCAATAGCCTGCAATGCTTCTCTTGCCGCAAAGGCCATGCTTCCAAATTCTTCCTTCAGTTCGGAAGTAGGAACCCTAGCACGTTGAGACGTGGCAATGTATTGATCGACCGACCCAATCAATTCGTCCATTGCGGACTTGGTTTTCTTGGCTTCATCACCACTGGACATAAACCAATTGACAGCCGCAGAACCAAACGCAATAATCCCGATTGTCACAAGGTTAATCGGGTTAAGCATGGACAGGAAAGCGCCGCCGATTGCGCCACCAATCGACTTGATATTACCGCCAAGCTGTGCCCATACTTGGTTAAGCTGCATACCTTGCTGCATAGCAAGCTGCATGGGATTTTGACCCGCCGCCATCATAACGGCAATATCGTTTAGCTGAGCAAATACGTTGGCCGATGCACCGCCGAATTTACCCATCTGGGTAGTTGCGCCTTGCGCAGCAGCGCCCGTGCGGGCAACGCCAACGTGAGCGGTATTTGCAGTCTTGCTAAGAGTGGAAGTAGCGGCTTCTGCTTTAGTTGCCGCTACTGTAAGTTTGTCAAGTTTTGGCGTTGCGGCGTCCAGTGACGCGCTATCAACCTGAAAACCAAGCGCCGCTACGTCCATTTATTCCCGCCTCAATTCGCTTAGTTTATCGGCCAATTCGTGCAAGTCATGACGATACACACGATCCATTGTCATGATTATAACCGCTACATCCGCAGATATACAATCGCCCGTGCTTTTCTGCCAATCCAGCATTAACCCCGGCGTTATAGGCATGGAATATTCTGCCATACACCCGCGCAAGGCATAGAACAGACCGACAATCCAGAATGCGTTATCGTCAATTACAGGCGGATCAGGAACGTCTTTCTTTGCAATCTTGGCATATTCGCGCAGGGTTAGCGTCGGGTCTTTCTTGATTAAGGCAGAACCCGGCGCATCCCATTTAACGCTATGCTTTACATAGGCGCAAAGATCATCAGTTAGGCTTTGGTAAAATTTTCAATGTCGGATACCACCCCGTCCAATTGATTGAAAATCCAATCAACCGCCAAGACTTCCTTGACATTTTCAGGCGTGAATTCAAGGTTTTTCTTTTTGTTCCATTCGGCCTTGCCCCAATCCCAGCCGACAACACAAGACGCCAGAAGATCAACAGTGCGCCCTTCGTTCTTCTCAATCATCGTGACAAGTTCACCTTCCTTTTTATCGGTCAGCTTTTCCTTGCCAACACCAGACAGCATGACTTTTGCTTGGTTGCGCCGCATGACTGCTTTAGGTCCGGGGGAATTGATCGAGATAACCTTAAACACAACCCCAATACCGTCTTCTGTGGTCGGGTTTTTCAATTCATATTCATAAGGTGCATCATACTGCACCAGCGTTGCGATATCCATTAGATGCCCTCCTTAGGCGTCAAGAGGGGCCGTAGCCCCTCTATCGTTTAGCATGTTAGGTCGGGGCTACCCAAATAGGCCGCTGGTTAAGGGCAAGCATGAATGTTTCATTCACAAAGTCTTCACCGCCGCCGCCTGCATCGCCACCGCCGCCAACGTAACCCCACGAATAGCGCGTGGTAGGATCACCGCCATCAGCATCGTCCAGTTCCGACTTAAAGGCGTAACCAGTCCGCACCAGAGCCGCAGCGCGCAAAGCTGCTTGCCCAGCGTCATCAGGATCGTAAGCAATTACCAATTCTGCGTCATTGACTTGAGTAAAGCCTTTCTGCTTTTGCGAAACGTCCGTATCAATCAAGTCTTGCGAAATGATATTGTCAGTCGTTCCCATGCCTGCCGTAGTCACAACGCTGGTAACTTCGGTCCAAGTAAGAGCCTCATACGCCGCTTGGTTTAGATCAGCCGAAACCACAGTCGTAGAGATATAAAATTTGCCGCCGCGATATACACGTCCAGCCGCCATTTGCAATATCCTTTGCCATTAGCCCAGACAACGGGCGGTTTTAGATTGTCAAATTATCGCGCTTTACATTGCCCGATGCAAATTAGCCCATAGCCCGCCAATTGACATTCACGGGCAATCTGTTAAACGCACCATCCCTGTAAGCCGTGCCAATATCTGCCGTCTTTACAATTTCCACTAGTACGTCTAGTTTTGTGTCTTTCGCAAAGTGTTGGCGGATAATTCCCGCAACGCCTAGCTGTTGCGTGTGCGTCCAAGACAGCGGAACCATTACAGACAGTGACAATGTGCCGCCGTGTTGATCATCCGCAGTCGATCCGATGTAAATCCTGACATTGCCGAACCTGACATCTGTCACGACGATAAACGCCACATCGGCATCGGTTGGATATGTTTCACCCGGTAGAACGATAGGAAAGCCGCCTGACATAGCATCAAGGTGATCCTTGAGCGCTTCCCATATTTTGGCATCAATTTGCGTGATCATGCATTCACCCTTGCAACAGCGGCATTAACAAACGACTGCCATTTAGCCGCCGTCGCCTCTACGAAAAATTGTCCAGATTGGTTGTAGTTTCGGCCCAAACTATCAGCGCCAGTAAATCCATAATTGACACGACGCGCATACTTAGCCTGAAACCCAAGCCAAAACGTGTCGCCTATTTCAAGCCCCGCAATGGTAAATTCAGTTTGGCCGCTTGTGTCTGATCCTAGAAAGCTACCATCTTTTACAGTAGGCATGGCTACGGTAGATGACATTAATGACCGCCGCAAATTGCTTGTCACAAGTGGCGTATTATACGTCAAGTCACGCGCCAAAGATTGGACGCTTTCACGGAAAACAAGCGTTGTATTGCGTTTCGCTTTTTCTCCCCATGCCTTAACTTGCGCTGCAAAACTGCCCATTATCGTGCAAGCCTTGCATGGTCGATACCATAAAAAGACACACAACGGCAATTGATAATCTGATCAGCACCAGCGCCTAAAGAACTATCGTGAGGATGCAACATAAAATCACCGCCGACTAGGAAAGGCGTTTCAAGCCCATAAACCCTATCTTTGTGCAAGGCAATGTGTTCTGGACGCTCACGACCGCTAATCGCAGGGCCGCCATGCACCCATTCTTTCCATACCAATTCTTGCGGGATGCCTGTCTTAGCAATCCCTTGCCGCCAAGCCTCTGCCTTTGCCATTTCCACCGCGCGGGCGGTTTCTGTTCTGGCAATTGTCCAGCCTCTAAGGTCTAACAGCCTATTGGTATAGGCCGAAACCATCTTATCAATCTGCGCAACGGTTAGGCGTTTGTCAGTGCGTAGGGCTTTGGCAATCGTCCTGTCGAAACGCTTGTCTCTACGTGCCATATCCAGCGCCTTGGCGGGGTCTTCTGTAAGATATCGCCGCATATTCGCTACCCACTGCGCTTGTGGCCCATTCAAGCCCACAATGCCGCCTTGGCGTTTACCGTCCTTGCCCACACGCCCGACTAGACGCGCAATCATCGTTTGCGGGCCCTGCCCTTCGCTATACATCTCTGAAATGGCGATGCGCAACGTTTCACGCTGTTCCGCCGTGATCGCCGTAACAAGGTCACTCGTTACTGACCTAAGCGCCGCTGTTGCTTGCGGGTTATCCATATCCCAACGGACAACGGCTTTGGACATATCAGGAAAACGCCATGTAGCGCCCGTTACAACGATATTACCGCCATCATCGAATGACTTACCTAGTTCCGCCGCAAAGGCCCTGTAGGCCGCGTTGTCAACACCTATAGCGTCAATAGCGCCTTCTATATCCCCACGCTGCAAGGCATCACGCAAACGGCCAATCTGCGCGTCTGACTTAATGCGCGCAATCGCCGCCAAGAATGCGCGACGTGTGGCAGGCTCTTGTTTTGCGATAAGTTCCTCTAGCGTCATGCCCGCACAATGAACCTGATAACAACCGGATCACCAGCCGCTGGTATTTGATCTACCCGGACAATCGCCACTTGCTTGCCGTCTATACGGATCAAGTCTGATGCCTGATAGGCATAATCTGCGACCGCCACCAATATCATAAGATCAGACGCAAGCACTTGCGTTCCATCTACCAAGGCTTGCGACACGCCACGCGCAACGGCGTTTAGTTCGGTCCAGTCGGTTGCAGTTGTCGGGGCATCCCAAGGATTAGCCCCCGGCGTCACAACGGGCCTGCCAATCTCTACAGTGCCTTGCTTGTATTGCACAAGCAACCTATCTGCCGTCGCTTTTAGATCACCATAGAACGCCATTTAGGCCACCGTCATAAAGAACCGCAGTCGGTTAGGGTCACTCGCAAGCAAGCACTTGATCTTATCCATCGCCGCCGTTACCGTTGGGCGAATATCGTCAACCGTTCCAGTCAGGTTGTCCGTGTCATATTGGACCTGAATAACGTCAACCTTTTCCATGCTGACAACGGCTTTTGCCTTACTTCCCGATGGCGCAAGGACGCCGGGGGATGCAGCTTCCGCTCGCGTCAACTCATGCTGCGCGGCGATGACTTCTGCGGGAATGTCACCCGAACCGATAGAGTATCCTTCGCAGTCATCCGCACCAGTGCGCGGCCATGCGCCACCTTGCGCCCGCCCGAACGTGCGGGTGCCTTTCCAAGGCAAAGTGGAAAGATACGCAAACGCACGCCGTATTGCAGGATCAATCGCGTCAGTGTCTAGGACGGTTTCGCCATAGTTTGCAAGCGCATAGGCGATATAAGCCGCGCGTGTCGCGTAGCTATCCGCGTTCGGAACGCCCACTCCTGTTTCGACCGTTAGCGCCATGGACTACATCCTTGAATTTTGTAGGCCATACTAGCAAAAAAGTTGTTGACAAGCAAAAGCGGGATGGAGTATGGGTTGGGGTAACAGATAGGAGATACCGATGGGTTACGATGGCAGACTGATCACAGAAAGCGAGTTTCGTGCAGAATGTATTGCGAAACTGTACAATGAATTCGGCAAATACGACTATGTGACGGGTCCGGGTCGGTCAGGTGCAATTGCATCGGTTTATGCAAGTCACTACTTGGGTATTCCGTTCGTTCCTTTCAAACATTTTTCGCACGGAACGCCACTTATTGTTGACACGGCTTGCCAATCTGGTAGGACCATCCGCAAGGCATCGAAAACATACGGTGGCGCTGACTACATATTTATGTATCAAGAACCACCTCGCGTTCGTTTTTGGTATGAGGAACTTTCAAGAGTTCGCGGCAAAGGCCAAGAATTTATGTAACACGCCAATGACGCGATAGGAGAGTGAGATGAACGCGCCGGACAAGATATGGGCTTACACCTATGATATACAACAAGACGATGGACTTTGGGATAAAGACTTACCATCTTGGACTGACGCAAACCCATACCCCATTCTGGCCGTTGAATACATCAGAGCCGACATTGCAACTGAATTGCTTGCGGCATTGAAGTCAGCAAGGCCACTTGTTGCTGATATGGCTAGAAGCTGGGAATTTGAAGCGCAGCAGTTGAAACGTATTGACGCGTTGATTGCAAGAGCATAAGGACACTGAAAATGTTTGAAGTCGGGAAAACGTATACGGATGCGCGCAGTAAAGAATGGAAGTGCCTGGCTGTTGATGAGAGATATGGGTATCTAGCTAACGGTGGCTCACCTGCATACCGCTGGGGTATGAACGGCGTATCAATTGACCTTAATGAAGACTACAACATCCCCGCACCCTATCCGCGCCCCGTGATCAAGTGGTATCCGGGCGAAACCGCGCCTAAGACGGGGGAGAGGTTTATGGCGAAGTATGGCGCGATTGATATTCTTGCATGGCGTGATGGTGGCTTTTATCGCGTAGCTGGCGGATCACAATATGGTAAGGTGCAAGAATGGTCGCCTTTGCCGAAATGACCGTATCCATCCTCAGAAACGGAAAATGGGAACAACTGTTCCCATTGCTGCCGTGTCCATATCGCAAGCAAAAAGCCCCCGATTAAGGGGGCTTAATCTTGTTAAGTATTTGATATTGCTATCAAATTCCGTCCTTATAGCGCACTTCCTTGGGCCGACGGATATCCAGACCGCCCATACGGAACACGCCGGGGATTGCCACGTAAAGCGGCGTCTGGTTAAACGCGGGCAGGAAGCGGTGCGGCATCGGGATATGCAGCTTAAGCACTTCAGGCGACCGACGATAAGCAACCATACGCGCGGTATCGGTAGCGCCAGCCGTTTCCAGCCCACGAACGCCGCGAATAGTCAGGGGTTTCCCGGTCATTGCGGTATAAGTGTTGTTTTCGCGCAGGAACGAAAGCACGGTCTGGTTGGTGTCACCAAGGCGCATGGTGGCAATGCGGTTCATCTTGCCGAAAGGCAACAGCAGCGTGTCAGCAATCGACGTGTAAGCAGTGCCGCTTGCAACATCAAGAATAGCCTCGTTCACATCGGCCAGAATTTCATCTGCCGTTGCCGTGCCATCCCAATCGCCGTTAAGCGCGGTATCAGCGGTTACAGTGCTGTTGTCAATCAGACCTTCAAAGCCTTTTTGCGTATCGCCCAGCAAGGCAACCCGATCAACCATTTCCTCATACGCCCGACGCGCGGCCATCGCGCTATCAGCGGCAAGGTTCATGCTAAGCATCTTCGCTTGTTCAATCTCCTCCCAACCGTAGCCGTAGCCGATCCCAGCCGTATAGACTTGGGTTTCGTGCTTGGCGTGTTCAATGCCAGCAAGCGGAATATCACCCGAATTGCCGTTAATCCAACCCGCTTCACCGAATTTATCACTCGAGTAGTAAGTGACCGATTTAGCAAAAGGATGGGCGCTGGTATCAACCGGGATAAGCGATTGATACTGAATATCAGGATAGGTAATCGCGTTAACGCCAGCCTCGATATGGCTGGTTTGGGAAACCACAAAGCCTAGCGCGGCTTGGGCGTCCATGAAACTAGTAATAGTCATGTTCAATCGTCCTCTAATTAAGCGCCAGCCACTTGTGGCACGTCCATATTCACGCGGATTTTAGCAAGCGCGCCATTGGCCGCAGCACTTTCCCACTTGCACCCTGCAAGGTTAATGCCGCCGCTAGAACCCACATCGGCATTTGACAAGGCCCCGGTTGCTTTAGTGACCCATACCGGATCGCCCTGCACAACACCGCCAGCGTCAGTCACAGTGACCCAAAGCAGGCCATGCGTCATAATGCGGGCGCTTTCGTATTGCGAGAAAATATCCGCAGTGCGAACCGATTGATCCCGAACCGTAAAGCCGATATAATCAAAAGCCGATGCACCAGACAGGCGAACGCCGTCCTCTGTTGCGCCTTGTGACACGGGCAAACCAAAACCGATACCAGCGACGGTTTCGACATTGCGGCTGATCAGGTTTACATTTTCGGTATTGACAATCGCACCGATTTTCCCGGCTGGAATGTTTTCGCTATAAGTCGTTTGAATAGCCATTATTGAGCACCTTTCCAAGCATTGGCCTGCCGCGTTTCATAAGCCGCTTGGCCGTTATCTTTAATCTCTGCGGCCTTTTTATCAGCCAAAGCCTTACGGGCAGTTTCATCAGCGGGCGCGGCTTTATCCATAACCCGATGCATACCCTTAATCTCTGCATCGGAAGCGTCTGCAATAGCCTCATCGCCAAACTTGGCTTTAACCGCATCCCGCATAACCTGCATATCAGCAAGGTCTTTAACCTTAACTGCAATCTGTTCGTCAGTCAGGATTTTGGCGTTAGCATCGGCCAGTTGCGCTTTTAGTTCGCCAATCGCGGTGTCTTTATCGGCAATAAGCTTGGTAAGCTTCGCGGCATCGGTGGCGACCACGTCAAAGGTCGTATCCCCGATGACCACTTTAGTAAAATCCGTCATGACGGCATCCTCTGTGGTTACAGGGCTTGCGCCCCAGTGGGTCGCATTGTCACCAATGCGGGCTTGGTGTCCTGCCCTAGCGCTATCAACTAGGGCAAGGTGGTTAATTCTGATATTGGTCTGAATAAAATCATAACCGCTATCTTTAGGTGCCTCAATCATATCAGCAGTATAACCAGCGCTCAATTCACGCTTACCACTGTTAACCGCCTTAATTGCTGCGGCGTCTTTTAGGATCAAAGGAACGGCAAGAAATTCGCCGTCACGCAAAACATCGCTGGAAACTTCACCCACTGCCAATGCTTTCCAATTATCAGCATCAACCAATTCTTTAGGGTGATCAATCGTTACAGGCGCGTGACTAAATGATTGCAAACTGTCCTTGCTGAAAACTTCACTTTCGGGCCGCATAACTTTGACGATATGGTTTCCCAAAAGGCCAAGTTCACTAGCCCGATAATCTTGAACGCCAGTCCGAACCGCCCGCGCAATAGCGGTTACAAACCCTTCGGACGTGGTTTTAACAGTTCCAATCGGGGCGCGGTCAGTGAACTTCATTTAATACTCCAGCAACGATGCAACAATACCGGACCCGCTCGTGACGGTAATCGTTCCTTTAAGCCAACCATCAGCGGCTTTAAGGTCAACAACCTTTGCAACTCCAGCACCAATAGAACCGAAACCAGCATACCCGCCAGCAACATCAACAGCACCGTAACCCGGCAAGAAGCCGTCAACAGCATCCGCACCAGTAATAACAGGCGACAACGAACCGCCTGTAGCATTGCGAAGGATCAGGATGGAAGCCGCCTTATTGCGGTCATATACGAACGTATCACTTGCGCCCAAAGTAGTAACCGCCATAGTAACCGGGGCAGTTACATTCACGTTTGTTTTAGAAATAACTGCCATTGTAAAGCCCTATGGTTAGAATTACAGTAATTATTGCGTATGTGTTATAAAGATGCAAGTTAGGGGTTATAGGCCAACTGGCAACCCACTAATACACGCCATTAAAGCCGAGAGCGTGACGCCAGTCTGTGCATGTACAAGGGCAATCGCCATTGGCGTTACCGTGCTGGCAATTGTCGCTGGATCAGGATCGCCGGGGATGAAAACCCAGAAATCTGTGGCGTAAAATTCTAGAATTCCAGTAGCCCCGGCAACGCAACTCACCCACATCCCATGGTGATTTGTTTCCTCAATCGCCACTTCCAAGTATAGACGCGCCATATTAAAGCCCCACTGTTAAAAGATAATTAGCTTGCACCGTGTTTGCAGCGCCTGTAGCGCCTACAATTCCACGGAAGCAGTGTCCGAGCGGTGTTGTTTGCGATGGAATGTCCGCACTGATTGAACCTTGTGCCACAAAACGACTATCCATGCGTCGGACCATGTATTCAATCTGCGAGCCGTTTGGCGCGCTGTAGAACAGGTATTCATAAGCCGCCGCAGCGCTGGGGATTGGAAAGTTAGCCCCAAGATCGACTTGCGCAGCCGCGCCCGCCGCGTCATTGGTAAAGACTTGCAGCGTTGTGTCTGTCGTGTCACCGCCTATGGCGATGATGTTCGTTGCCGCGCTTGGTAGCGTTGTGCTAGAGCCAGTGCCATTGGTCATCCCGGCATAAACTCCGCCAGATACTGCCCCCATGGCGGTAAATCGAACCCGTGCCGTATGCACAAATCCCTGACGGTTAGCCGTGCCGCCGCGCATAGCCCAAACCACGTTAGACCGAACGTCACAAGACCCAGCCGCCGTGCTGTTTGTAACCTGCGTATATGCCGCCTCAAGAAAATCATTCGTCGGGCTGGCCGTTGTCGCCATGGTGCTAGCCGTTGCCGTGATGGAATGACCGTGCAACCCCTGACTGATGACCGCCGCGCCCGTGCTAGGCAATGCCATTTGCGATCGCGTCCGAACATCAAACAAATCTTTCGATTGGTTCGTCATAACCCACCGCGACTTGGTGGCAGAATATCGCAGATTGACGTTTTCTTGCGGCAAGATGATGGTTGAACCACTATCGGCCAAAAACCGATTGCCCGCCGTGCTTGTGGCGTCCTCATCAATCAACATAATGACAAAGGCGCTGTCATTGATCAGTTGCAATCGCTGATCAGCCGTGCCGCCTACAATGCCACTAATAAAAGTATTCGTTGTCGGTTGGGATTTAACAATCATTTGACCTGTTGTCATCCCTGACGGGTTCCAATCGGCTTGGTCTGTGGCGGGTGTAGCGGCTATGATGGTAGTTATTCCAGCCTTACCATCTAAAGCATCTTGCAGCCCTGTCACAGTTGCAATCGCTTGTGATCCAGTATGTGTCGTCCGATCACGTAAGTTAGCATCAGTATCATTGACAGTTGCACCTGCCGCAATTCCCGCCAATTTAGCTTCTTGCGCCGTGGTAAACGCCGCTGTGGTATTAGCAATCGCCATTGGCATATCCTCAAGATCATCCCATGATCCTGAAAATGCATCAACGATGTCCTGCTTTTCTGCCAATGCTGCGATAAGGTCTAGCTGATCATCAATAGACCCACTGATAGCACCCCAATTGACCGCGCCGCCCGGTGTTGATCCACCACTTGAACCGCCTCCGCCTGAAAACCCATGTGCACCGCGCGGGCCTTGTGGACCGGGATCGCCTTTAGCCTGACCGCAATCAATTTCAAGGCCGTTGGACAACTCGACATATAAATGCCCGTCGTCATCAATCCAGCAATCACGGATACCGATGCCGTCTTTACCGTTTACCCCGTCACGTCCGTTTGTGCCCGCCTGACCACGTGGGCCGGGGATACCTTGCGGTCCTTGTGGTCCAGTGTCACCTTTAGGGCCAATTGGCCCAGTGTCACCTTTAGGCCCTTGTGCGCCGTCAATCCCATCCTTGCCGTCTTGTCCGTCTTGGCCCGCAAGGCCAGTATCGCCCTTGATCGTTATAGCCATATCCGCAAGCGTCTTATGCCCATGATGATCAATAGCAGCGGGCAAAGCATCCGCGACGGCTTTACGGATAAGCGCGGCTTGAGCTAGGACTTCAATCGGTTTCAAGTAGCCGCTCCAACATTTCTAGCGCACGATCATCGGCAGACTTAGGCTTAACCCAATCCTTAACAACGGGGGCGACTTCATCGGGTTCTTCTAATGGTGCAATTTCCCCACCACCTGCAATAAAGTCATCATAGGATTGATCCAAACCGGGCAACACACCAAGATTAACAAGCCCAGTCACAAGAGGCTGGCTAAATACCTCGGCAGGAACAGCGCCTGACTTGATGGCCTTATCCACTGCGCTTGTCAGCTTATCAGCATTGTTGATCTTTTCAGCGTCCGATTGCTGCCAAAGGCTATTCCATTCGAACCACAATTCAGGCGGTCTAGTGCCAAGTGCGGAGCGGATTAAAGCCTCATCAAGAATGGTTAGTTTAGGCTCAATCTCATTCGATTGCATTTCACCAATGCGGTCGTAATAGGATGACAATTCCATATCGCCAGTGTTGCTAAGGCCAGCGCCACCTTCCTTGCCGAATAACAGCGCATGGGGAATGCCAGCCTTAGCGGATACCTGCCGTTCATAAGACACGATCAAGTCAGGTAGAGTTGCAAACGAAAACGACTTCTGTTGATATGTTGCGCTTTCCCCATCCTTGGAGTTAGCGCCCGGAATGATCAATACGCCATTGTTGCCTTTCAAGGCCATCATTGACCGCATTGAATTAGTAAACGCGGCTTCTTCCTCTGGCGTCTGGAACATATCAGACAAGCCGGGAATAGTCAGCACGTCAATCTTAGCTTCATAGACCAACGATGCAACGTTAGACATAAGGCTTTCGTATTGGATAATCGGGCTTTCCATGCCCGCAAAGATAGACATTCCGTCACGCCCTTGAACGGTTAGCATAGGACGTTCCCGCCCATGAAACCGGATCATGCGGGTAGGATGAATGCGCGTTAGGTCAGTCCTGCTAGTCGATACCGATGCAAGGTCATAATATTGCGGATACCCATAACCCGGCGATAGTGGATCATTGTCAATATCACCCGGCGCTACGTCCGAATACGCCAGTGGCACAACAAACCGCAGCCCGCCTTTCTTGACGCGATCCAACATAACAGGTTGATCAGTGGTCTGCCCATCCTGAATATCCATGAACAGGTAATGCACCCCGGTAAGGCGCGACCATTGCATGGCTTCCTTGACCTTATCGCGGATCGCAAGGGCCTTCTCTGCCTTCTCTAGCGCGTCTAGTTGTGTGCCTTCCGCCTGCCAAGCGCGCCACTTGCGGGTTGCGTCATCGGGAATTTGTTCCACAACCTTGCGGGCAATCTCGCTATCCTCATACATCTTGACAAACTGCGCATACTGTGCAGTGTAGCCCGTGAATGACACGCCAGACGCCTTGTCACGGCTTGTTCCCAAGCCTGCCATCACGTTTGTTAGACCGTCATTAATGCGCATGGGTTATCCTTAGGTTTGTGCATAGGCTAGCATTTAGGGGCTTGACAGGCAAAACGGGGTAGGGTATGGGTAGGGTAACAGCAAAGGAGTAACAGACATGGAACTAAAAGAAGGTGATTGGGTAAACGTGCAGGGTCGCAACGATGAACCTTGGTGGGATTTGTTGATTGATGGCGATCATGACAGGGTTGTAACTGTGATTGCTATCCGAAACAGCTACTACGATAGTTATTGGGGGTATGATGTTGTGGATTTGATTGGTGAAGATGGTGTGGAACAAATTGTTCCCGTATCCGCTTGCACAAAGGTGATGAAATGAAATACATAATCCTCTTGACACTACTCGCCGGATGCAGCGGCACGATTGACCGGAATGGCCTCGTTTCAATGTCATATGGCATTGACGCGGACACACTGACATACGGAAACGGCACAACCTATACAACAGGAACGCGGTGATATGAACAACGACTGGAAAGTACAACTGAACGAACTGCCGCCAACGCAATTGGCCGCGAAATTGGCGGACTACATCAATGCGCGGTTTGGTGATAAGGCGGCGGTGTTTGAAGATGCGGTGGCATTTAATATGTTCGGTATGGAACGGGTAAAGGTGGAATGATAGGCATCACGGTTACGGTTGTGTCAGTAATCTTGATTATTGGCGGATGGTTTTTATCTGCTGTCATGGGCGTTATCACTGAAAAACGTCCAGATAGGAACGATGCAATTTGTGTTTGCCTTTTGATCAGCGTTGTTCTAATGATCTTAGGATCAGCAGGCTTTTACATCGCAGGAGGTATGTGATGAAGGTAGTTAAGTTCCAAAATGGAAAGTACGCGATTGTTCGCCGAACGTGGTTATTTTTTAGGGAGGCACTAGATATTTTGCCTTTTTTTTGGCAACAAATTTTGGTGGCTAAAACCACATTGGGAAGATCGTTGCATGGGAACAAAAGAACAAGCAGAAGCCGCAATGAAACGTTATAAAGAAACAAGGGGCTGGTAATGGTATCCGCAATCCCAGATGAGTGGCAGTGGCCGGGGACGGAACAGCCGCCCGTATTTATGTCAGTGCGATCAACCCAAGATTACAAACTACGCATGATCGTGCAGGATATGGTGGCGGAACATGGCGCTAACCGTGTGGCCTTGATGCTGGCGGATATTGCGGAGGGGTTGTTGTGATCCGCGATGCACTAACCCTTGCAATGATGATAGCCATGTGGTACGGGCTATCTGTGGTAACAATGGCCTAAGGAGGGCTGGATATGCAGTGGTATGATCGAGATAATTACTGTCTTAAATATGATGATGGCTTTATTTATGCAGATGAATATGGTTTCATTCTAACCCCTACATCCGCCCGCGAACTGTCTGCGGAATTGTTGAAGTGGGCTGATGAACAACCGATTGAGGCTGTCATCGGCAAGCGCTACCTAACCCGCGATTGGGAAGTCGTCAAATACGATGGAACGCAAGACGTTGTTGCGCGAGTATGGCGTAATAAGCCGGGAAGGTTTGAACCGGATGAGATGGTGATCTACGTGGCGCATAAGGTAAACAGCGGCTGGAAAGCAGACTACACCCCAGTTAAATCTCGACGTTACAGTGATCTTGTCTATTATGTCCGCGTATCCGACCTTCCCGATGATATGAAAGGCGGGCCTAAGCCATAGCGGCCCAGTTTATGCCGACCTGATTATCCACAACGGCATCAAACATAGGGTCTAGCTGGTCGTCATGTTTACCGTTCGGGAATTGAGTTGCTTCTGATAAAAAGTCAGACAACCAATGCGCCCCGGACGGTAGATATACATTGCCCGTTTCAATAATCGGTGCAGCATCAAAAGCGCGAGTGATCTTGTCAATATTGCGCTTAACCCCAATGACAGGAATACGTTCGCGGGATAGGGTTTGAATAAGCCCTGTTCCGCTTACCTTATCCTCAATCATCATAGCCCTAAGCTGGCCAATGCCTTTAATCTCTTTGTGCTTGTTCCAAAACGCACGGGCATTGGTTAGCAATTCAGGCGCTTCCCATTTACCGCGTAGTTGGTCGATTAGATATTTACCGCCGTCTGCGGAATGCCCCCAGCATTGGAATACGGTATAGTCGTTTTCCTCTTTTGTTTTTTGTGCAGTATCGGCATAAATCTTGCGCCATTTAATTTCAGGCAATACCGTCCAGTATTTCCACCATGCATCTTTAAGAATACCGCCGCCGATAGGTGCAGGACGTTGCATGTATTGGCCTGCGAAGACATAGGCATTGGCCTTTTCTTTACGGCGCATTTCCGATAGCGAAAAGCTAGAATTGGCTTCCCAAAAAGATAGGCCGTCATCATTAATTGCCGGGATGCATACGTGATCCCATTTTTCACCATTACCGCCCGCTAAAAGAAACCCGCTAAGGTCATCCTCATGCAGTCGCTGCATAATCACAATGATTGGGGTTTCTAAGCTGTTCTTGCGGCTTTCCATTGTGACCTGAAACCAATCCAGCACGTTCTTGCGCATGGTTTCGGAATTGCCTTCCCCGGCCTTGTGCGGATCATGAATAACAATCGCGCCGCCGAATTGAGGCCGCCTTTTGCCAGCGCCAAAGCCA